GGAAGCGTTGTTACAAATGAAAAATTTGGAACACGTTGTCACTGAAAACGCAAAAGGAATACTTGCTTCTACAATGAAGGAAGAAATCGAAGAGTTAGTAAAAGAGTCTCTTGACGAGACTATGTATGCTGAAGATGAAGATGAAGATTCATTGGATGCTATGGGCATTGAAGGACCTATGATGGGTGATGAAATGCCTGATGATTCAAATTCTATGAATATGGATGACATGGGATTAGAAGATGATGAAGATGAGGATGAACTAGAACCGTTAGATATGACGGGAGCATCTATGGAAGAAATTATGGCAGTACTTAACGGTATGGGCGATAATGACGGAGTTATCATTAAGAAAACTGGTGAAGATTTAGATGTAGACAAAATTACTTTTCAAGACGAAGACATGATGAAATCATTAGGAGAGTCATATGATGACGCCGATACTGATGAATCAGTTGACGAAGAAATTGTTTACGAAATTGAATTAGGTGAAGATGATAATGTTGATGAAGATGACTCTACAGTAACGGAATCTAGTATGATGGTTAAACCAAAAGGTTTGGGTATGGGAAAAGCTAAATCAGAATTACCAACAGGTAAAGTCAACATGAAAGGTTTTAAAGAAGATATGTCACAACATAAAGAAAGCTTTAAAGGTCCTAAGAAATTTGAATTTAAGGAAGGTGAAGATGCTGATGTTGAAACAAAAGAAACTGAAACAAAAGAAGCATCAAGAACCTACGGAAATGGAAGTAGAAATTTTCCAAAAAGAAAAGGTCTTCCAAAGATGAAGGTTATTACAAATTCTGCTTTACAAGAAGAAGTTGAAAACTTAAGAGCTAAGAATGAGGAATACAGAAAAGCATTAAATATTTTCAGAGAAAAATTAAATGAAGTTGCTGTTTTCAATTCTAACTTGGCTTACGCTACAAGATTGTTTACTGAACATACTACAACAAAATCAGAAAAAATAAATATCATGAGACGTTTTGACAACGTCGAAACAATCAAAGAGTCTAAAAATCTTTATCAAACTATTAAAGATGAATTAGGTTCAGTTGGTAAACCAATGGTTAAAGAATCTATCGTTGAAAACATTGATAGAACACCAACTAAAGGTTCAACTAACTTGGTTGAAAACAAGACATATGAAAATCCACAATTCTTAAGAATGAAGGACCTTATGTCAAAAATGAATAAATAAAAATAAACTAAAAACAAACTAAATATTTTAAAAAATGGGAGCATTATTAGAATCAGGTCTTGTTGGTAACATCGGTCTTAAGCACCTTAAAGTTATCAAAGAAGATACTATTAACAAATGGGACAAATTAGGATTCTTGGAAGGTTTGAGAGGACACGTTAAAGAAAACATCGCTCAACTTTATGAAAACCAAGCATCTCACTTAATTAACGAAGCTGCTAGCACAGCATCAGACGGTTCTTTCGAAACGGTTGTATTTCCAATCGTAAGAAGAGTTTTCTCTAAATTGTTGGCTAACGACATCGTATCTGTACAAGCTATGAACTTACCTATCGGTAAATTGTTCTACTTCGTACCTAAAATTCAGGGTTATGACATGGGTCAAGACCCAACTGCAGGTGGTACACACTTCGCACCTTTTGGAGCACCTAATGGACCAGCTTCAACAAACGCTGGTTATGGTGCAAACGACAAGAATTTGTATGACAGATTCTACGAAGGTAACGAAGCTACATTAGACCCTCCAGGGTTATTTGACTATTCTAAAGGTAAGTTTAGTGCAAGAACAATTACAGCTACAACTGTAGTATGGAACGGTAGTAATTTAATCCAATCAGGATACGCAGCAAGTACTGAGTTTAGAAAAGTATTGATTGGTATGTCAGGTTTCAACTACGCAGGTGCTGGTAAATTAATCGGACCTAACGGTAACGAAATGGATAATGAAGAATTCTTAGCAGGATTAACAATTCAACAAAACACTCTTGCAGGTGCGGTAGCTGGTAATGGTGTTATAAATGGTTTCTCAGGAACAACAGCTGGTAATTCATTAGGTAGTGGTCCATTGTTATTTAGAGTTGTTACTCAAAAATATGGTAAAGGTATTGTTGAATATGGTTCACAAGTAACAACAACATTCCCAACAACTGGAAACGGTGGTGCTTATGACAACATATGTGATACTGATGGTGTTATTTACTTAGAAATTGACACACAGGTTCCATGTTCAATAGGTTCAGGTTCTTTAGATGGATATTCGGGTATTACAACAAACGCAAATACATCAACTACTAACGTGTTTACCGCTACTTACAGAATCTATCAAAACTTAGAATTTGAAGATGAAATCGGTGAAGTTTCTTTTGATTTGGAATCAGTAACAGTTTCTGTAACTGAAAGAAAATTGAGAGCACAATGGTCTCCTGAATTAGCACAAGACGTTGCGGCATTCCACAACATTGACGCTGAAGCAGAATTAACAGCTTTATTGTCTGAGCAAGTTGCAGCAGAAATTGATAGAGAAATCTTGAGAGATTTGAGAAAAGGTGCAGCATGGACTTTGAGATGGGATTACAACGGTTGGAAAAGAGGTACAACTGCAAATCCATTAACACAATACACACAAAAAGATTGGAACCAAACATTGATTACTGCAATCAACCAACTTTCAGCTCAAATCCACAAATCAACATTGAGAGGTGGAGCTAACTGGATTGTTGTTTCTTCTGAAATCAGTGCAATCTTTGATGATTTGGAATACTTCCACGTATCAAACGCAGCTCCTGAGCAAGACCAATATAACATGGGTATTGAAAGAGTTGGAACTTTGGCTGGTAGATACCAAGTTTACAGAGACCCTTATTTCCCACCGAATACAGTATTGATTGGTCATAAAGGTAACTCATTGTTAGACACAGGTTATGTGTACGCACCATACGTACCATTACAATTGAC